CTCAATATGACTGATTTAAAATTTAAAAGTTTTCGAATTGGCTGTGTTGGCAAGTTTGATGTCTATCGGATTCCTCCGGAGACGGGAGCAATCCCGGATCTGAAGGGCGATGAGCACTTCAAGCTTGTTGAGGGTACCGGGTGCTATGCTGCTAGGTGGGACTATCAAAGTCCTGGCGAGTGTGCGTTGTTCCTGCCGTGTCCCGGAGGTTTGTTGTTGGTGCATACGGAAGAGGATGAGTGGAAAGATTGGTTAATACCCAATCCTGTCGATTTGTCCCCGCCGTCAATTAAACAGCTGGACCAAGTGGCTCAGGCGATGTGTGACATCTCTGGGACTGCTAGGAGTTCTACCGGACGTAGTGGCCGGGGTCGTAGTAAGTATGACATACGGAGTGCCTTTAGAGGCGCTCAATCATTTAATCAATTGGTTATGATGTGTGTTATGTTGATCATGATCCTGGGTGCGAAGCCGGTTAAATCTGCTGCCTACGTGGGTAGCGGAGAGGACGAATGGTATAGTCCACCTGTTCCAACTACATTCAATAATACTCAAGAAAATGTTAGCGAAGTAAACGATCGTGGGCGTGATGGAAGTTATGTGGAGACAAGTTCGCTTGCCTCTATTGATCCCCAAAGCGTTCGCGGTTTTAATCCTGGACTCGTAAGGGACCGGGATGGTGATCTCGTTGGCAATGCTGATCATGTAAGCGGTAACGCTCATCAAGGAAGTTATACAGGAGGGAACCCGCAAGGGATCTCACCTGTTGATCCCCGTGGTAGAGTGGATGCGAGCGTGACTGGCAGTTGGACTGGGTTTTTTTTGAGTGTGGGAGGTGTTAATGTGACGGTAAATGATCATGGTGACTTTGAAGTCCCAGAGAAAAGTTTCGCCGCGGTTTGGGGCAATCCCTGGATGTCTGTGGTGTCCATTCTCTGGGCATGTGTGAGTAAAGGTTCGTGGTTTGTTGGTATGTGTCTGTATTATGCAGGCACCTTGCGTGTTTTCCATCACATTTTATACGTAGAGGACTTAGTGACCAAGTGGTTGGGCATTCAGTTCTCATTAGTGTCAGCAGTTGGTTTGTTTGCCGGCGTGTGGAACATTTATTCGTGGATATACTATTATCGGGTGCGGCGAGCTCTAAGGGGCTTTCGTATTCCGGTTGAATGGGTTTCCGATTTGAATGGTTCTCGCATGAAGGTGCCAGTCCGTGTGGACTGGGGTTTGTTTAATGCTACCCCGGTGTACGACTGGGTTCCGGTAACCAAGACCATGCAATTTAATGTGGCTCCCTCCGCTGAAAAACTAGAGGGAGTCATGCCGAATAGCATGGCTACAAATGTTGATGTCCGAAGGTCTGTTGTCCTTCTGTGTTGTGCGACTGCCAAGGGTGTAGTTGTTGTCGGCACTGGTGTGTGTTATGCCAGTGGGTGTTTGATGACTGCTTACCACGTGGTGGCCATGTTCATGGAAAAGAGTCAGCCGATCCTCGTGTACGTGTTGGGTGATGATGGGAAACCAAGGTTGCATGATACAATTCCCTGTGAGCTAGCTCATGTCTATGATAAGCATGATCTGGCTCTGGTGCGTGTGAAGCCTGGCTTGAAAGTAGTAAAGCTGGGTAAGGCTGTATCGGGCATGAATGTTGTCGGTTTTGGTCTGACGAGTAAGAATGGTGATGTGTCTTCGGTGATGAAGACCAGTGCCAATCCCTCGCCAGGTAAAGTGCTGGCTATTGGTGACGGGGACACTTTGACTCATGATTTGAGTACTCTGGAAGGAGATAGTGGCAGTCCCATTTTCTTTGGTAATATGTGTGTAGGTATACACTTGAGCCGAAGGGGAGATGGGGTGGCTAATCAAGCTATTAATTTGACAGATTCTATCGTGACGGAGGCGTTGATTTTTTCAAAGGCTTTAGTTGCGGGGTTGGAATCTCGTGATCCTGAAGGAATTTGCTTGGATCTTGGGGTTGATATGTCTCAGTTGGTGCGTGATAAGTACGATTCTGATACGTTTTGGTTGTACAATTATGGTGGTGAGACTATCATGATTGATGCGACTGATTGGAACAACTGCTACGTCGCAGTACTCGGAGATTCTGGTGAAACTATAGGTATTCACCCGAAGGATCTTCGAGCTGTCAAGGCGTCCGGTGGTTCTGTTGGAAATCGTCGTGGTAAGTCGTCTGGTCCTTCGGCCAAGGCGAATGCCATTAGGCATGGTGTCAGGGCGTCCAAGTTAGGACGCAATGGTAAGGGTGCGCAGAGGAGAATGAACAACTTGCGGCAGTTTCAAGGTAGTAGTAGTAAAACGAAAAATGAAGCCGCCGAGCTTGAGTATTCCGATGAGGAGGAGCATTTCGTCGATATTAAGGAACCTGAAAAGGTTGCAGCTGGAGAAGTTGTGGTGGTGAAAACTGCCCCTGTGGTAACGAAGGAGGTGTCAGCCCCGCGGGATATGTCCGGATTAAAGATTGTTGGGTTCACCAACAAGCGAATGTATAAGGAGAACTTCACAAAGCGTGAAATAGTTCCTGAGGATTTTGGGTACACAGCTGAGCAATTGGCTGCGTACTCCTCTCCTCTACTAAATTCTGTAGAAGAATGGCGTTCCTTTCGTCGTTTGTTGATGGATAAGAAGTTATGTGAGATCACTCCCGAATTGGTTAAGAGCCACAAGGAGTTTTTGAACTTATCTTTCGGCCATAAATTATCTGAGGCGTTACCAGCGTTATCGCTGGCTGAAGCTTGGCGTACCATGTTGAATGATACGGGGGATAAAACCCCCGGCGTTTGTTTCTCGGACGTCAGTATGACGAAGTGTAAGACTATTCATCAAACTAAGCAAGGTGTTCATGATTGTCGGGAGTGTAAGGAGTTCATTGATTCTGTTATCAATGATATTCTGGAGGGTAAAGATAGCTGGCAGCCCGTTCTTAATGTCTTTCTGAAAAGTGAGACAGTGAAGGTTCAAAAGATCAAGGATGGAGCGCAGCGGCTGATTTACGGGGGAGACGTGGTGATGGAGTTAGTTCAGAGGGTGTCGCATGGGAATGCGTACGCGTGGATGGAGAAATCCGGTACCAAGAACCCAATCATCCTGGGGCATTCGATGCTCTGGGGTGGACATAAAGATGTGTCGGCGCGGTTGCATGAAAGTGTGATTGAGGGCGATATCAGTGGAATGGACATTAATTCAGCTGGCGAGCTGATTGGCGTTGCTTACGATGCGTGGTTGCATGTGACAGGAGTGAAGACTCCCACACCAGCCATGAAGTATGAGAGGGATTTTCTTGTGAAGAACAAGACCTTTCGCGTGAATGATGTCTTAGTGGCCATTAAGGACGAGGTGCGTCCCCAAGCGGGTTTGAATCCTTCCGGTCATTTGTTGACTACGTGGATTAATTCGTTTTGCACTGAATGGTGTCTTTGGCGAGCAAAGACCCGAACTCTTTATGGAGGCACGGTGGTGCCCGACACTGCGCAAAATTGTACTATGGCTTCTTATTTTAAGGATGTTATTCATGGAGACGATTTTGCGTC